GATCACCATCTCCGACATCCACCTAGTCGGTGCTGGTCTTCAAATTGGCACTAACACAACTAACCAAGTGAATCTTGGTCGAAACGTCTGGCGCATCGGCCACATAAATCCGGCTGGAGCCACATCGTCAGGTATCAACACCTTTGGTTCTAACGACGTCTTCGACGTTGGTGCCATTACCAACAACCAAGGCACACTGCAACACGGCGTGGTTCTCCAAGCCGGAAGCACTGGCAACAATGCTCGTGTGGGCCTGATTTCAGGCCAGACCGGCCAAGCGGTTAACATCGCCAGCAACTGTGCTACCAATATTGTCACCTACAACGGTAACCAAAACAGCCTGTGCGCGACATTCTCCACCCCGGGGTCCGCGCTCTTGCCGGGTGGATTGATCTTCAAATGGGGCCAGATTAGTGTCAACGCCACCGCAGGGGCCGCAGTTAGCTTCTCTCCGGTATTTCCGACAAATGCTTTCGGATGTCAGGTAACTCAAAGCGGGGGCGTTACCCCCAATCTTGCCTCTCCGGCCTTCACTGGCTTGACTACCTCGGGAGTTACCATCAATAACAACCACAGCACCACACAACTCCTTAATTGGCAGTGCTACGGGAACTAAAGAGCGACCAATGGCCGACGAACCGGAATTCAAACTCGACGATTCCGTCACCGAACGGGACCTGCTGTTCCGCATCTACACGGAACTTCGGCTGATCCGCATCAACTCAAACAAGGCCCTGTTCGCCATGCACGAGGCCGAGGGCGAAGTCCCGGAGAAGATGCGCCGGTTCGCGAACTACTTCCACGACGTGGTCCACATCAAGGGCGAGTACGTCGCGCTCGGCCTCAAGGCCCCGACCTACGTCGACGCCGAAATGGAACGCTGTGCAGACCGCTTCCGCCACCTGCTCGATGATCTGCACACCGATGGGGGAACCTTCGAGCAAGTTCGCCGGGATATGGCCGAGCGCCCGGGGAACGTTTACGATCACACTCGGGCGTTGAAAGGACCTACAACATGAAACAAGGCACTGCCAACAACTCCGACTCCGGCCGCAAGCGCGAGCCGATCGCTCACGCCGTGTCACCTGCTGCCGTGTCGGAGATCGGCATCCATGAAGCTCGCGTGAACTCACTGCCGCTCTACGAGGGCCGTGGGCTTGAGGCGCCGATGCAGGGGACGACCAACCATCCAACCGGAAGCCAAGGGAAACATCGATGACGAACGAAGACTACGACCACGAGAACGAGGACGCCGAGGCCCTCGAGCCGCAAGAGCAGGACGTGATGCAGGAAATCCACGACTTCGATTTCCAACGCTGTGCACAGCTGATGTCGATCGCTCAGCTGGTCGCCACCGTCGCGCCGAAGGCCACCAGCCTCCTCGGCCTCGCTCAGGCCGAACTGGAGCACATGAACGAGCAAGCGAAGGACATCGCCCGCCGTCGTGCCGAGCGCCAAGCCGAGGCCGAGCAGCGTCGCTACGAAGCCGAGCAGGCCCGGCTGAACGCCGAAGCCGAGGAGCGCGGCGACGAGGACCCGGAGACCCCGGAGCCGATGCAGCAGCCCGGCACGCCGGCGCCGGCACGGAGGCTCTGACCATGGGCTCCCAAGGCACCAACGGCGGTCGTCAGGACCCCAAGCCCTTGCCGTATTCCCCGCCGCAAGGGCCGACCAACCAGTCGCGTGAGGCCCCCGGTCTCGGCGGCACCAACCACGGCACCTGCGGCACGCAAGGAAGGCACTAGCCAATGACTACGGTGACGGACGTCTGCAACCGAATGCTCCAGCGGATCGGTACGCGCACGACCGTCACCGACGCCGAGATCGCCAACAACACCTCGAACGAGGCGATCCAGTTCAACCTGATGTACACGGAACTCCGGGACCGGCTCCTCCGCATGGCCCCGTGGGATTGTGGCCTCAAGACCGCCAACCTCCAGTACATCACCTCGCAGCCCGGGACCCCGGAGAACACCTCCCCGGCGACCCCGCTGTGGACCCCGGGCCAACCCGCCCCGCCTTGGGCCTACGAGTACCAGTACCCCGTCGACTGCCTTCGCGCCTGCTGGATCATCCCGTCAACCCAAACCGGCTATGCTGGCGGCGTCCCGATCACCACGGCCGTTACCGGCGGTGCGTCCTCGTGGTGGTGGGGCCAACCGGTCCGCTTCAAGGTCCAAACCGATGCATTCTACCCTGTCACCGAGGCAGCTGTTGTATCTGGAGGTACTGGATATGCAGTGGGCGACGTTATCACTCTGCCGCTCGGCCCTACAGATGAGCCGCCAATTGGGGCTCCCGTACAACTCGTTGTCGCTACTCTGGGCGTCGGCGGTGCTGTCGGAAGCGTTAGCGTCGTCAACCAGATCGCTGGGTCCGACACCCCAGCCGGCGGTAGCTACTTCGCGCCCCAGGCCGGAGTGATCCCTCAGGGGTCCACCACTGGTGCGGGCACCGGGGCCACATTCACCCTGACCTTCGGCCCTAAGGGCCCCCAGCGCGTCATCCTCACCAACCAAGAGTTCGCGACCCTCGCGTACGTTCAGCAGGTCACCAACCCGAACGTCTTCGACCCGGCATTCCGTGACGCGCTCTACGCGGCCGGCGGCGCGATGCTCTGCATGGCACTCCAGGGCACCCGAGAGCTCGCCAACGACCTCCTGGCCAAGGCCAACGACATCATCCGGGCCGCGCGGGCTGACGACGGCAACGAAGGCCTGACTGTCAACGACGTCACCCCGGATTGGATTCGTATCCGCGGCATCGCCTACACCGACGGCTTCTCCCAGTCCGGGCCCTATCAAGGCTACGACTGGGGCAGCTACTTCCCGATGTACTGAGGCCCGCGGTGACCCAAGCTATCCAAGCCTCGTTCAACTCCGGCGAATGGTCCCCGAAGCTCTACGCCCGTGTGGACCTCGTCAAGTACCGCTCGGGCGCGGCGCTGCTGGAGAACTTCTTCGTCGACTACCGCGGTGGCGCCAGCACCCGGCCAGGGACCCGGTACATCCTCCAGTGCTACAAGTCCTCGACCGCGGTCCGCCTGATCCCCTTCCAGGCCTCGTTCGACGTCGGCTACGTCCTCGAATTCGGCGATGGCTACATCCGGTTCTTCTTTGAGGGCGCGCCGGTCCTTGAGCCCGCGACCTCGATCACCAGCGCCATCCCAGGCAACCCGACCGTCTTCACCGACGCAGGCCACGGCTATGCCAACGGCGACTGGCTGTTCATCGGCACCCGGTACTACATCGTCCAGGGCGCAACGGCCAACACCTTTACCCTCACCGACCTGTTCGGGAACCCGATTACCACCAACCCCTTCGCGCTCCCGGCGGCAGCCCAGCGGGTCTACACCATCTCGACGCCCTATGCTGCCGCGGACCTGCGGCTGCTCAAGTATGCCCAGAACGTCACGCAGCTGATCATCTGCCATCCGTCCTACCAGCCGCATGTCCTTACGCTGATCGAGGCAGACAACTGGACCCTGCTGCCGATCACCTTCGGCACTACCGCCACAGCACCCACGGGCCTTGCCGCCGCTGGCTCCTCCGACATCATTACCGGCGGCGCCACCTACTACTCCGCGGCCGTCACCTCCATCGACGCCAACGGCCAGGAATCCTCTCCATCCTACATCGGCTACGGCCCTTGGCAGGACCTGCGCACCACCGCTGGCTCCATCACCATTTCCTGGACCGCGGTCCCCGGTGCCGTAGGCTACAACGTCTACAAGGCCGCGGTGCGGTACAACTCCCCGGTGCCCGCTGGGCAGCTCTACGGCTACATCGGCAACACCACCTCGACGTCCTTCGTCGACGACAACATCGGGCCGGACTTCTCGCAGACCCCGCCGGTGTCCCGGAACCCGTTCGAGGGCGCGGGCGTTGATCACGTCAACGTGACTGCCCCCGGCGTCTACACTACCGTCCCCGGGGTCTCCTTCACCGGTGCGGCCTCGACCATTGCCGCTTCGGCCTCGGCGGTCCTCCAAGTCCAGGGCACCCCGACCGTTGGCGCCGGGGGCGCGGGCTACGCCGTCAACGACACGGTTACCTTCACCAACGGCGTCACCCTTGTGGTCAACACCATCGGTGGTGGCGGCGCCGTCACCTCATGGAAGGCCATCACCGCTCCGGGCTCCTCTCCGGGCTCCGTAACCTCTGGGGCCACCCCCGCGAACCCGGTGGTGCAGGTCTCATCCTCGGGCGCTGGCACTGGCGCAACGGCCAACCTCACCTGGGGCGTGGGCGTCATCACCGTTACCAACCCCGGCGCTGGCTACACCTCGACCCCAACGGTCACCTTCTCCGGCGGCGCCGCCACCGCTACGGCCGTGCTCTCGGCCAACTCCAACGGCTACCCGGCCGTGCCTGGCTTCTTCCAGCAGCGCTTGGTACTCGCCGGCGCCCTCGGCGCTCCGCAGACTTTCTACATGTCCCAGCCTGGGGCGTACTTCAACTTCGACATCTCGGCGATCACCCAGGCGACCGATTCCATCTCGGGCACCCTCGTCTCCGGCCAGCTCAACACGATCAAGTCCATGGTCGGCCAGACCTCAGGCTTGCTGATGTTCACCGACCGTAACAACTGGCTAATCAACGGCGGTACCGGCCAAGGCTCCGCGGTGTCGCCATCGTCACTTGTCGCCAACCCCCAGTCCTTCAACGGCATCTCGGACGTG